TAGGGTAAACCCGAAGCTATTACAGCTTGCACAACTTCATCAGGAGTTACGCCCGGAACTCTTATGTCGGCAGCACAACCCACCCGATGCTGACTAGTATCTTTAGAACCAACAGCATCATTAACCAATTTAGAGCGGAAAGCACTATTAACCATAATGGGCTTGTTTCCCAGAAGTGTTTTAACTTGCTCCAAAAACTCTGCAAGACGGGTAAGGTTTTTAAGTTCATCATCATTTGGTGTGTTATCTAATGTACGGTGGTCAGTATGCGTTAATTCATCAAGGGTAAAGTGAGTAGTTAAATTCATTTTTTACCCTTCATATCCATAATTTTTTCTAGCGTTCTACCACCAAAGTAAAAGCTCATTATAAGCATTCCCCATTGACCAAGCAACTCGACATAGTTATTGTTTACCTCAATATCCCATGCACTCATCATAGCAAAGGTTGTGTATGTCATTAGGATAAATACCAGCGTCATTGGACGAATGTTCTTAGATAACCAAGAGTCCGACATCATGTCGGCTTGAAGTCGCTTGGTCAGTTCTTGTTGTTCGCTTACATCTGCTTGTAACTGAGCAAGTTCACCGTTCTGGGCTAGGGTTGCTAAATCTAGTTGTGCCTTGGCTTTAGCCTCTGGGTCGGGTATTAGCTTATCAATTAACTTACCACCAATATTTAGTATTGCGTCAAGTCCTAACATTATTTCCTCTTTTCTCGTTCTTCAAGTAATTGCACTTTAACCTGTAGTTGGTGAATATCTCGATAAATTTCTTCTTTCATTGCATGACGCTTTTCGGCTGAAAGTGGCGAGTCAGTCGGCACATTTTCTTTAGTGATTAACGCTGGCATCTGTCCTTCAATCTTAGTCAGCCGTGTAGAAAAATCCGCAACTTGTCCAAGTAGCCATGCTAAACACGCTACGACAATTGGCAGTACTGCTTTTAAGATATCTTGAATCATTTTTTATTTACCAAGTCAAATAAAGCTTTTACTTTTTCTTCTAGAACAGCAATCTGATTGTGCATCTTAGCCAATACAAATACCAACGTAACAAACGCTATTAATAAACTAGACAGCTTAGAAAGGGTATCTAGTAAATCCATTTAAGCTGTTCTATTCCACATATAAACTACTTGATATGGAGGCATATTTGCGTTTGTTGGGCTTCCACCATCTGCCGCAATACCATGAACGTGACCTACACTATTATTACCTGCAGTTATTCTACCTGTTGGATTTTCAAAAGATTGTGCTTCAGCAACCATTAATCCACCATTTATGCCACCTTGACTACTACCTATATAAGCACTAATATTATGTTGATGGTCTACACTTTGTCCGCCTGTAGTACCTCCGTGACTGTGTACCGGTAAAGTGGCATCAGCATTACCACCCTGACCACTAAATGGTCCACCATCACCAACCAGCATTCTACCAGCAGAATATTGAACCCATGTACCAAAACCAAGCATACTTGCATCTGCCGGATTAGTGGCAACCGTAGAACAGTATATAGACCCAATAGGATATAGCGTCTGTTTTACCGCTTGAACAAAAGCCGTAGTTGCTATTTGAGTATTATTTGTTGTTGTAGCTTGAGTTGTCCCTACTGCGCCAGATGCTACCGTTGTTGAGACTGTTACCGCAGTTGTAGCATTACCAACCGTTAGATTTGCGGCTGTTCCAGTAATATTTGTTCCTACTAGAGCAGTGGGCGTTCCAAGAGCTGGAGTTACCAAAGTAGGTGAAGTGCTTAATACAGTATTTCCTGTACCTGTAGATGTAGTTACACCTGTACCGCCGTTAGCAACAGGTAATGTACCTGTAACTTGAGTTGCTAAATTAACTGTACCTGTTATAGACCCAGCTGGATACCCTGTACAGTTAGCTAAATTGCCAGATGTAGGTGTTCCAAGAATAGGAGTAACTAAAGTAGGTGACGTACTAAGTACGTTATTTCCAGTACCAGTTGTTGCTGTTGCACCTGTACCGCCTTGGTTTACTGCTAAAGTTCCAGTTATATTTAACGCAGTTAAACTCGAAGCAGTACCGGTAAGCCCTGTGCCCGGTCCTGAGAACTGAGTAGAGGCAGTTATTGTTGTACCGCCTATTGTTGTGCCTGATACAGCCCCTGAACTTGTAAGCGAAGAACAAGTAATAGCGCCTGTAGCAATACTCCCGCCAGCAACAAGGTTCTGAGCGTTCTGTACATAGTTTAAAACACCCCATGATGCTCCTATTACTCCAGTACAGTACAAATACATAGTCTGTCCGTTAGGAACCTGAGTTGTAGTACCGCCCGACATTTTAATATACGCAACTTGCGGGGAGGTTAAGCTGTTAGTAACCATGTAAAGCTTTGGAACAGCTGGGACTATTACGCTATATGTAGCATTTTGAGTACCTGTAACTATGATTACCGCACTTCTAGCCTCATCAGTAGTGCCATTTAAGTTTGTTAGAGTGTAGTCGGCATTAGCCATTATGATGGTAGTCTGACCAACAATAGCCTGTTCAAGTAAAGTGCCAAAGTTTGCATTGGTAGTTGAGCCCCAAGTACCTGTTTGTTCACCATCCCCAATTAAAGTTAATTTTAATGAGGTTGAATATGTTGTCATAATATATCCTTATTGACTATTATTTATTTCAGTCCAGTTATTAGACTGTGTGTTATTAATTTGAGCCCACGTTATAGATTGGTCATCATTTATTTTAATCCATCCACTAACAATATTGTTGTCTAACATAGCAAAAGACTCAACTAATGACTGCAAAAATGCTGATTGTTCAGTACTAGAATTTGACATAGTAACCGCTTCGGCAACCGATTGCACAAATTGAGCCGTTATTGTTTGCGCATTAGCGACCCCAAAGTTTTCAGTAATATTAAGTAAAAGCTCAAGAATAGCAACTTGTACACTTTCAATAGTCGTAGCTTCTGCAATACTAGATTGAAACTGCGCTGTTAGGGTCTGTAAAGATTCTAGTGTAAGGTTTTCAGTAATACTTGCAATAAACTGAGCGGTTATTGTCTGGGCATTATTGACTGTAAAATTTTCTGTTGGGCTTTGAACAAAACTAGCTTGTATTGTATCTATATTATCTATAGTAAACGGCTCGGTTATTGACTGTAGCATAGCCGTAAAAACCGTTTGAGAATCTTCTATTGTGACGTTTTCTGTAGCTGCTACAGCAAACTGAGCAGATATTAGCTGGTCGTTAGCCGCAATAAAGTCTTCTGTAATAGATTGTAAAAACGTAGAAAGCTGGGCGCTTGAGTCTGCAAAATCTATAACCTCTGTAACGCTACCAAAATAGTTAAGCCCCGCATCATTGTCTACGTCATCAACAATAATGTTTTCAATTGGAAATTGTAAAAAAGCGGACAGCTGTGTGCTTGAATCCGCTAAGTTTACGTTTTCACTAATATTAAATGCGTAAGCGGTTGACCCTAAAGTTGAGTAGGGGGATTGGGCAAATGATGTTATCCCGAACATTATCTAAACTTAGGTCCATTAAGCCACATAGTTGCGCTATATCTTGTACCAGAAATAACGGGGGTTACACAATGTTCTAACATTGACGGAAAAGCAATAACAGAACCTTTTGTTAAAGGTGCAACATATTCTTGATATAAACGAATTTTAAACTCCCCACCTTCAAATTCTGACGGGTCATTTAATAAACAAACTACAGTAATTTTGCGGTCAAGCGGTTTTAAACCTAATACAAAAGTATCGGTATGCCAATTGTATAACTGTTTTTCCGTATACCTAGCAAACTGTATCTGCTCATTTTCAGAAAGTAGATAATCCCATTTGCACTCTTTATTGCCTGTTTCCGCATTATTTTTTAAATGTGTTTCCATCCAATGATTTGCCGGTAAAAACTGTATAGATGTATTTCTAAACTGCTCATCTTTTTGACTAGACGTTTCGCCCATTGAAGCATCATTGTATAAACAAGTTGAGCACTCTGCAATTACTTCATCGCATAATGCTGTGTCTACGTTGGATAAATACCAGATTGGTAAATGCGTCATATTTTATTCTGCCGTATCCAATGCGTCCAATTGTTCTTGTGTTGGTTTTGATAGCGTTGGATGTTCCCATTTTGCAATATAAGACTCAGTATCACCAACATTTTTTTGTAACAGAATTTTTCCAAAAGCAAAATCATATCCTATAAGTTCAGGATAAATTGTAATAATTTTATTATATAAATCCATTATCCAATCCTTGATAAAGAAGCCATAAACCAAGTAGTTACATCATTAGCAATTGTATTATTAGTTGGTTGATTTTGTAGCGCATATAAACCAACATAATCACTACTACCATTTAAATATACTAAACACGAACCATATGCAAATCCTACAGCTGGCTCTCCTCGTCCCACAAATTTCCATGCAGAACCATTTTTAAATACTGCTACAAGCATACCACCGGCAGCAGTATCAACTTGATAACCACCCGCTACATAATAATAACCGGCGACATTTGGTTGAAAGTTTGAAGTTGATGTGTTGTATCCCTGAGTATTCCATTGAGTTGTGGCAAAAGCAATTTGTGTATATGAATTTTGAGCGAGTGATGTTCCACTAGTTTGAGTAGCTGCAAAAGATGGTCCATTATTTCCTGTAGGGCCAGTTGGTCCAGTTGGGCCAGTAGGTCCAGTAGGTCCGGGGACAGTAGATGCAGGTCCAGTTGGGCCAGTAGGTCCAGTAGGTCCGGGTGCACCCGTTGGCCCTTGCGGTCCAGTTGGCCCTAATGGTCCTGTTGGTCCGGGGCCCCCCGTAGGTCCAGTTGGTCCTGTGTTTCCTTGAATACCTTGAGGTCCTTGAGGGCCAAGTGGTCCAGTAGGTCCGGTTGGACCTGTGGGTCCTTGTGGAACTACAAAATTAAATACCGCAGCGGTAGGGGAGCCTACGTTAGTTACAGCTGCTGGTCCAGTAGTTGTTGTACCCGCTGCTACAGTAGCGCCCGGTCCAGTTGGTCCTGTAGGTCCAGTTGGTCCAGTTGGTCCTAGGGGGCCTGTAGGTCCCGGTGCGCCTGTTGCGCCTGTGTTTCCTTGAATACCCTGCGGTCCTTGAGGCCCTGTTGGTCCTGTTAAACCTGTTGGCCCTGTTGGGCCTGTTGGTCCAGTCGGTCCTGTAGTAGCTGCCCACGCATATCCACTTCCCGTCCATTGTAAATATGTACTTGCTGTTACTGGGGCAGGGGCAAATGTAGTAGTACTTGCGCCACTTTGATAAGGTATTTGATTAGCTACGCCACCAGCAATATTAGTAGATGTTGTAGCCGTTGTAGCATTACCGCCAATAGAAAGCCCTGAAGCAGTTCCAGTAATATTTGTACCAACTAACGCACTAGGTGTGCCTAAAGCTGGAGTTACTAAAGTTGGAGAGTTGGATAAAACAACAGAGCCTGAACCAGTAGAAGTTGTAACCCCAGTACCCCCCGCTAAAACAGGTAAAGTACCCGCAACTAAAGCACTGGCAGATGTAGAGTAAAGGGCATTGTTAGCCGCAGTAAATGTAGTTAACCCTGTACCACCATAAGGAGGCTGAACTGTTCCACCTTGCCATGTACCACCTGTAATTACAGTACCACCTAAAGCTAAAGCGTTTGTACCCCAAGTTACGTTCTCAGGTAAGAATCCGTGATAATCCCATGTACCAGCCGTAGTTGCCGTAGACACACAAATTAACTCAACCGCTCCACCCGCAGTAACTATACCAATCGAACCGGAAGCGTTGTCTTGTAATGTTAACGTGCCAGTAGCGTTGTTATTAAATACAAAAGCCACACCTGTAGAAAGAGTTGTTGCATCAGGCATTTGGTAAGTTTGGCTACCTGTACCTGTTAAAGTCTGTGAATAAGCAGAAGCCGCAGTTAATATTGTTGTTCCGCCCGCAGCTGCCGTATTTGTATTAGACTGGTTAAGTCTATTAATTGATACGTTCTGATTGGCATCCCGTAACATTACAGAGTTAGCGCCAGAAGAAGCTGTTACACCTGTACCACCATAAGCCACACCAATAGTTGTGCCATTCCAAGTACCTGAAGTAATTGTGCCTAGTGGAGAAACATTGCCGCTTGTATCTTCGTAAACTGAAGTTGATGCTGGGTATGTAAGGAATACGTTACAAGTTCCAGCAAAAGTAACAGCTAAATTAGAGTTTGACGATGATAAAACCGTTGTACGAGTTAAAGTTGGTCCAGTAGTTGAATATGTGCCAAGACCAACCTCCCAATTTCCGGAAGAATCAGTAGCAGCATAGTAAGTAGTGTTGCCATTACCTACAACAGCAAAAGACTGAAACCCATCTACAGTTCCAATTAACGTGAAACTAACAGTTGTGTTCGCAGTGCCAGTCTGTTGAACTCTATCATAAACTACGAGAGCCATTTAGGACTCCTTAACTTGTAGCGGTTGTGCTATATGTAACAGTAACAGTATCACCTGAAGTCACGGTTTTTGCTGTACTAAAGTTTCCTTCAGAATAAAGCGTACCAGCCGTGCTTGAGATTGTACTAACAGCGCCTGTACCTGTAACCAAGAAACATCCATAAACTGTAGCTGAACCTGTCATTGTGTAGGTAATTGCAGTTGCAGTTGATGTTGTGACGTTTGATGGAGTTGTTCCAGTTGAAGTTGCAGCAGCAAATACCGCTGTTCCACGAACTGCTGAACCGCCAACTGTGTAAGTTGTTAGCTCAGTCCATGTTTTAGAAGTCATTGTATCTGCGGCAGCAAATGTTGTGCTGTTATTAATCAGACCTAAAAACGGTCCAACTGTTGTATATGTGCCAGATGTTCTGAGTAGTGTATTGAGCATTAACTCTTTACCTACGGCTACAACTAAGTTAGGAAACTCTTCGTTCCATTTTAAGTTGCCAGCAGCATCACGGCACTCAACAATATATTGACCATCAACGCCCATTCCTTCAGGAATAACAGCGTTTGCTTGTAATGTGGCTATAGCGTTATCGCCAAAACCTTGAATTTCTTTGTGCATATTTACTCCTAAGAGATTGTTATTACTGCGGTTGTTGAGCTAGGTGTTGGGAAAGTAATTGTAAACGTACCCGTTGTTGTTTTATCTGACCCAAAATTTAAAACTGCTACTGTTGAACTTGTTGTACTATTATAAATCAATGCCCCCCTACAAGTAAAGGATGCTCCCGTCCAAACTACTGGGTCAAACGATATGTAAGCCACATTGTTTGTAGTATCCCCAGTAGGTACATTTGATATGACTAACGGCTTACCGCCAGCTGTATATCCTGTACCAACAACTTCGCCTGTAGTAGTGTAAACAGCGGTAGCGTTATTTAAATCAGCGTTTGCAGTATACAAAGCAATTTTGTAAGTATAAGAAGTTCCAGTATTAAAATTAACCAGTCCACTGAGCGCATCAGTCTTAAACTTTGTAGTTTGTCCTTGAACTATGGTCACGAGTTAGGCCCACTTACGTTCATTTTAGTCTGACCATCACGGTACGCATCGCCACGTTCTAGACCATCACCAAGGCGTTTAGCTAAAGCTACGGCTTCAGTAAATTTCTTTTCATAATATTCAACCATATCTTGCTCGCCCTTCATAAATATCATAGCTTCACGCATCGAGCCATATAGAAGAACAGGGTCAAAATTATCGCCAAGCCAAGAAGTGCCGGTAGTATTATTAACAGCGGTTACGGCTATAGTAAAGCCAGAACCAGAACCAACGCCAATATTAGCTGCGTCAAAACTTAAAGTATCTCCGACAACATAAAAATTACCACCATTGGTTAAAGTCACACCTGTAACAATACCAGCAACAATAGTTAATGTAGCTACAGCCCCTGCGCCAGAACCACCTGTTAACGGAACATTTGTATAAGTTCCACTAGTGTATAGTGTCCCGCCAGTAAAAGAAGCGGTGTTAAGTAAGGTAATAATACCCTGCACAATAGAAGCTGGATAGAAGAAGTAATGTAGCTCCACGGAATAGGTAGAATCAGGAGTCGGCCCTAAAATAGCCGATAACTCGGTATTTGCTAAATATTGTGGTCCAAATAAGGCGTAATACTGTGGTGTTCCTGTATCAGTTGCTTTAGGGTAAGCTTGTCTAATAAAGTTTACATCTTTGTTAATTAAATACTCATAACCGTTAGTTGTTACTACAGCTAACGAATAAGTAGATAAAAAGTCGTTAGGCAAAGAGAGGTATTGATTACCTGTAGTTAAATTCCCTGTTACGTTTTTGCGTAACGAAGGAAACTGTATCATGTTAAAGATACGCTCCTCTGCCTGTTGTACAAACGTAGGAATGCTCGATACAAAGAGCGATTCCGTATTCTCAGCGTAGTTCTGAATTGTTTGGTACAACGTCACATAATTCATTATGCCATTGGTCCTCTAGCCATTACACCCTTAGTAGCAGCGCCTGTACCACGAATCTTCATTTCTCCGTTAGGATTCTCTGGGGTGTAGCTTCCTTTGCTAATACCGCCAGTAGAAATGTTCATCTTATTCATACGCTCAGCGCCAGTACTATACTTGCTGTCTGCTTGAATAGAACTTTTCTTACCAGACATAGTATGTGGCTCAGCATAAACAGAGGCAGAACCAACTTCTTTACCCATTACTTTGTTAGAGAACTTAGCCATTATCTACCCCTTTGTGCGGCTACTTTAGCCATATTACGTCCCATAGACTTCATATTCTTGTTGGTTTTACCAACAGTATGTTTCATAGGTCCGTTTTCAATTTTTACATTTGGCCCAGAATCACCTAAGTTTGTACCTTTAGTTTTTCCAGATTTAGTAATACCATCAGCTGCTTTTCTGAATCCCATATTAAACTCCTAAGTTGTCGAGATTGTTACACTATTTACAGTCCCCGTTGCAACTAGCGCATTGGGAGTTAAAGCTCTATCAAAACCACTAGAACCGCCAACAGGGTACCAACCCCATTCAAATACTCTACTACCGCCTTCGGGATACCCGCCTTCATCTATGGTGTTGTTATCACCATTTTGAATCTGTAGTCCACTTGTTCCAGAAGCATAATAACTTATATCAGGTCTTGGCTCCCTTACTGCTTGTGGGTCATTGACCGGATACATACCTAATTGTAACTGAGGTTGGTCAGGTTCCCAACACTCATCACATACTTTTATACTAACCATTCGGGTCTTAATCGTCAATTTTCTAAGTTGACTTAATTTAAACCTTTGACCACACCTATCGCACTCTGCAATACTGTGCTTACCGGAAGCAAAATTACTAGGCATTATCTATAGTAAAACAAGTTGCGTGGAACAAACCGAAGCGGTGCAGTCTCCCTGTCTTCTGTAGACGCTAGACCAAACTGCTCTTCGTAATCAGCTTTTAAAAATATAATTCTCTGTGGGTCTGTACCTTGAATCTTTACACTCATTAAGTAAGCTAACCCAGACACCATACAGTTAATAAACCTAAACGGTACGTCTTGTATATTGACACCGCCGCCAGCATCTTGAAGTCTGCGCATACGCCAGTAAACAAGCGTATAGGTTGTTCCAGCAGCTGGTACAGGCCAAAGGTTCACACAAGGTAAATACTGCGCTGTAATAGCGTCTCCTATTGCGTGGGTGGCTGCTGTTGTGTTGTTTTGTCCCCTCCAGCAGTTTTGCAGTTGGTTTCCAACAATGTTTGTATATGCAATACTTTCATTGCCAATCTTAATGAAACCAGTTGACCTTAAGTCTAAGTTAGCAATGCTACTGTTTGTTGCCGTTTTTAAAGTAATAGTCGTAGCTGTTGCGCTAATAGCTGTCTGTAACAGATATTCGGTTGTGTCGCTATTGCCTGATTGACGGTTAAAGTAAACCTGAACCGGTCTACCTGTAGTTAGCTTATTAGGTATAGTAGCGTAAGTAGGCTCAGATATACGAGAGAGATTAATATCAGTTTGGTTGGTTGTATCAGCATTGCTTGTACGAGTTTCTAGGTCTAAAATGTCCACCGTATCTACTGGAACTGCATAGATACCTTGGTTTGGATTTAGAATTATACTCGTCTCTTCAACCGTCCACAGGTTAATACCACGGTTAGCCCACTCAACTAGCATCAAGTTAAGCGACCTTCTAGCGGTTTTTAAGTCATAGCCAGTACGTAGCTGTGAACCACAGCGTTCAAATGCTTCCTCAACCATTTCAGTTAGGTCAAGGTTAAATACGCTAGTTCCGGATGTTAACGCCATTATCTATACCCTGCGGTTTTCTTTGCTATATTTTTAGGTTGTGCTACAAACTGCTTACCTTTTGCCTTACCTGCTCGTTTTGCTTTAGTAGTTGCAGCATACTCTTGTGGACTTAATGCTTCAATAGCCTTTTTCGGCAAATACCGCTCACCTGTACCAGATGACTTCTTGCCTGATTTGGTTGTCCATTTCTGGTCCCCCCAGTTTTTTAAAGACTGTTGTGGCGCTTTCAATCTTTTGCTTCTTCTTTTTCAAGAAGCTCCGTATCAATTTGCTCGTCAGTCATATACTCTTCTGTTCCACAATCACAAGGACCATTATTATATATAAGACAAGTTGTGCTATGTCTACTTTCAATCACGGTAACCCCCACCAGCGGCTTTATATTTCTTTGCTACCAATTGTGCTTTACGAGCTGACCATTTCCCTGCGCCTGTGCCTTGTGTTGCAGCTGCTTTTACTTGCGCAAGTATGCGCTTTCTAAGACTTGGTTTAGTGTAATTACCAGCTGCGTTTACTTTACCACCTTCAGCATATTGAGTAAAGTCCGTATCATCCCTACGGGCTTTCTTTTTGCCACCCGGCATTTTAGACGGGCTTATTGCGCCCATTCCACGAGAGGCTATCATGCACGGGTCTTCCCACGAATAGCGCAGCCATCAGCACGGGCGGAAGCGGACTTAACTTTACCGCCACCAGCCATCTTAGTTACACCACCTTTTCTGTAGTTACCTTCAGCCGCCATGCTTTTTTTAGACCTTTGTTCTTTTTCAAACTTTTCAGACCCGTAGGGTCTACCACTAAAAAAGTCGCCTCTAAACCCTAGCCGTCCGGGGGATGGAGGTGGTTTTGGGGGGGTATATTCAGAATCAAGTTTAGATTGAGCTTTTATTGCTGCATTAGCTGCATTAGAGTCATAGGGTTTTTTAGGTTCAGCTTTAGTTTCAGCTTTAGTTTCAGCTTTAGTTTCAGCTTTAGTTTCAGTTTTAGCTGGTTTAACGTTAGCTGCGGATTTTTCAGCAGGTTTAGCGTTAGATGCGGGCTTAACGGGCTTAGCTGGTTTAGCAATCTCATCTAAAGTATACAGCTCTCCAGTTTCTTGGTTACGCTTGAACTTAGACTTAGCCCCTGTTTCATCAAAAATATCTTCTGATGTTGTTTTAACTTCAGTTTTAACTTCAGCTGGTTTAGCTGGAGCAGGTTTAGCTGGTTCAGCTTTAGTTTCTGCAGGTATAGACCTAGTTTTAGCGGCAGGTTTAGCTTCTTGCGCTTCGCCACTAGTTAATTTAAACAAGTCAATTCCGGGGTCTTTTGTTTGACCCATACGATACTTAACTATCTCGTCGTCTCCGGTGTATGACGACCCACCCTCGTTAAACTTCTTAACTTTTCTCATTGGCTTTTTCATTTAGCAAGCCCTTCCACCATTATTCATTTTAACCATTTTGCCTTTAGTTAAGCCTTTTTTAGCTACACCATTAGCATCTTTATGCCCAGCGGATAACCCACCACCAGCCATTTTCTTAGCCATACCACCATTTTTAAGAGTAGCTAAGCTAGTTTTCTTACCGCCATGCTGTTGTTTGTCGTGCATACCAACAGCTTTCTTAATCATCTTTTTATCTTGAGCCATATCGCCCTTAGCCATTCCGCCTTTTTTCATAGGCATTCCGGGAGTACCGGGCTGGGGTCTGCCAGCCTGCATCATCTGGTTATCAGCGCCCATGCGTCCGCCTACAGGCATAGCAGGTTTTTTACGGGCTGCCATTAACGCAGCCATCATCTTAGGGTCTCGTTTTGTTGCCATCGTATCACCACCTTTTTTAAAAGTTTTGCCTTTGTCGGCGTTTGAAAAATCTTGCCCCACGGACTGTGGAACACCTACCTTCTTAGCAAAAGCTTTATTATGTGCTATTGCATTCATAAAATTGTGCTGCTTTTTACTGCTACTTGGCACGAGTAAAACCTTTCTTTGCTATACCATCAGCACGTCTAGATGCTTTTGACCTAACAGCTCCGCCTTTTTTCATACTTGCTTTGCCCAGTATATCTAACATCTCTCGGGTAGACTCATTTTCAGAAATACGAGGGCCCCGACTAGGCTTTTCATCTTCGTCTTCGTTTAATCTTTCTTTAGCACTTTTAGATAATTCAACTTTATCCCGCATATTAACAACTTTGTCAATTGCTGGACCTACGCCAGATTTATCTACAATCTTTTTACCTAACTCTGGAAACTCTTTGTCTAACTTTTTACCTATTTCTTCGCCAGCTGTATACGCAAGACCCGCTAATCCAGCTCTACTAGCCATCCTTGTGGTAGCACGTCCAGCTGCATCTTTTGTCCGTTGACTTTCATTTGTTGCAGGGTCAAGCCCTTTTTTCATACGTTCTGCGTCTGCTTTAACAGATTTTCCGGCATCTTCTTTTAAATTTGGCGTATAGTCTTGAGCATTAGTCTGATTAGGCGACCTATATTTGTAGCCTTCTATTGCTGGTTTATTTAGCCTACCAAGAAGTTTGCCAGCCATTACACCATCCTACCTTTGGTCTTACCTTTAATTGCGCATCCGTCCGCTCGTTTAGAAGCACTAGATACCTTACCACCTTTTTTCATGCGTGGAGCCATTGGCGGGGCTGAAGCTGGGGCTGGAACACCTTGCGCAGCTTGCATAGCAGCTAATTGTTTTTTATAATCGTCTCGTTCTTTTTCTGCGTCTTTAGCTTTATCTGAGTCACCAAATTTATTTTTTAACATGTCAAGCGTTGCTGACATAGGTATTTTTCCTTGGGTAAGCGCATATGCTGGGCTTAAACCAGCCATTAAATTTTTATCCATTCTGCTTACCTTGAAATAAGTTGGTCAATTTTGTTTTCAAGCTTGTTAAACCTTGCGTCAATGTGTTCAACAATGCGGTCAACTTCTGCTTTAGTGACGTTATCACGGGCTACCTCTTCTCTGGTTTTGTTTAACAATATACCGATACGGGCTAACTCTGTAAACTTTTCATTCATCATATAGGCTATGACTGCTATTAGTATAGTCAGTGCGCTTGTCCATAATTCCATTACGTTTAGCATTTCCATCTCTTTAGACTTGCAGCCTTCCTAGTTGGTTTGCCGTTCTCGTCTTTCATTGGTCCGGGCATCCCTGACATCCTAGCGCAGAACGACTTCTTTCTTGCACCACCTTGTGGTTGCGGAGCTTTTAGATTAGACCCCGTAGCCGCATTATATTTAGCCCTACCTTTGGCAGTAAGGCCCGCCCCTTTAGATACAGGTAGCTTCTCACCCCTACCAATAGCCAGAGACGGACCTTTTTTCTTAGCCATAGAACACCGTAATTTTTGCGCCAGTTGGCAAAGTTACATGAACATCTGTTTTAAACAAAATTCCTTCACCGGGGATTAAAAAAGATAAAGGATTTAGTGGTGTTGCAGAAATATTAAACTGCAGCCGAACAATGCCAGTAGCACCGCCATCACGAAGAATAATATCTCCAGCCGTTCCTGCACCTAAAAATTGATAGCCTTTAACTCTAGTACCGTAACTTACCATAGTACCCGTAGCTTCAACGTGTGCAGCTTTTACATCGGTTTGCATACCCATAATTAATCTCCTAAAGTAAAAGGGGGCGAACCCCCAGATTAATTAAACCTGACTTGGATTAGCAGCGCCATCAGAATCACGAACGATATACTCAACAGTAACAGTAATCGTACCGGCAGTAGCATCAGCAGTAGCTGCGGTAAAAGTACCGTAGATAATCGCATCAGTTGTGCCAATGCTGTCATATACGCCTGAAGTAGCCGCTGCAATAGTAGCTGGGGAAGTTTGAACAGCTGAAGTACCTGTATTGACCGAAGCCATGTACAGGTTAGCCGTGCCAGAACTACCAATAGTAACTCCGCAGTTTGTTGCGCCAGTTAGGGCAACATTTACTTCAAGACCAAAGTTAAGAATTTTAGCGCCAGCAGGTAGCACAAACATTTGTTGCGCTGTAGGGGTTGCTAAAATAACAGCAGAAGTAGCCGTATAAGTTTGAGCAACAATTGTAGCGCCCATGTTACGGATTGTTCCAGCAGTTGTGCCAGTAGTGTTTTTGACGGTTCCTAATAACCAAGGACCTAAGTGCGAAGCGAAACCCATGAGGATTCTCCTATATACAAGTTAAGCCTATTAATCGGTATATCGTCTGCTGGGGCAGTTTAATAAGCTGGAATTACCCAGATAATTAATCATACTACAAATTTAAAATTGTGCAACATATTTAATAAAAAACCCCGCCTTTTGAGCGGGGTCTTCATAAAGCCATTAAGCTCCGGGCGAACCGTACATACCTAATGGGTCTGACCAACCAAATGAATAACGCTCACGAGACTTGTAACGTACGTTACCTGTGTCGAAATCGCCGTCCATAGAATTGGAGAGTGGGGTACGAATAAAATGCTTCATACCGTTAGGTACATCAGTACACAAATACCAACCGTTTGTATCGGTTAGGAAGTGGTTAATGGTGAAACCTTCAGGAATAGAACCATTGTTCTTTAACGCATTGATGTCGTTATCAGTTGTACCAACACGGAGTTCAGTCTCTAACAAACGAGTAGCTACGAACTGTAGTGCAGGAGGTACAATTAATTTACGAGGCTTAGCGGCGATTAACAAACCACGCTCATCAGTCCATGCTGCGATTTGAATAACTGCGTTTTCCAACGAAGTTTCGTTCAAGTCAGCTGCGACAGTAGGAGTGTTGCCGTTAGTTGAGCCGTTAATAAGCGGATGAGATGTGCTGAAT